ACATCAAACATTTCTAAAGCCATGTCATCTTTAACATCAGTTAAAGCGTCATCTGCTAATTCATCGAGCCTTTCATCTAATATTCTTTTGGCTTCGAGTAAATCATTAGAAAAAATGGCATCAATTAATGATCTCATTATGGTGCTAAAGCGTATGGACCATAGTTAAATGCTGCTGGATCGGTCAATTGACCTTTGTCATAATATTTGTTATTTTTATGCAATTCAATAATTATTGTATATGCTGCATTGGCAGTTGTACCCACAGTTTTAATTGTTACGTTACCTGTAGGACCAATTGCATTGTTTCCAATTGATGGAAACTGGTATTGTGGATTAGTATCAAAAACACCTACACCAGCTGCAACAATAGTTTGTGATGTTGTTGTGCCTTGCCACTTTAATTGTAGATGACCAACTTCAGCATCTACAGAAGCAAGAATTCTTGAAATAGTAAACGCAGAATTGGCTAGACCAGCAGGAGTTGTATTGCCTGTTTGATAGTAAGCGCCATTGGCATTCAATGCACCAAATAATTTTAATGGTTCAATGATGACTGTTTCATTTTCGTCAGAATCAATAATACCAATACGTTTAATAACGGTTCTAGAATTAGTATCGACTAAAGTTTGTATGCTATTTGCGATTGCCATTTTTTTATCCTATTGAAATTCTAATGGTACTGTAGAGGACCATTTCATTGCTGTATATGGTACGGTTACATATTTATCTAATTTATCCACATAGTATAATGCCACCCGTTGACCATCAGAAAACTGTCTAACAGATTTTCTTCTCATCATTAGAACGGCTGGAGGATCCATTTGAGTTTCTTTTTTCTCTTTGGCCTCAGACATTAATTGTTTAAGTGTTTTCAACTTCTGTTTCCTGTTGTTCTTGGTCCAACTCTTGTTGTGGAGCAATTAAACTGTGTGCAATTTCTTGTTTCTTTGCTTCAATATGATCTGCCACTCTATCGTGAATTGCCGAATACAAAGCATTACGGAACTCTACGCCGTTATCATCGTGTGCAAAATCAATAATTTGTCTTGTTGTATCTGTCATTTTTTAATCTCCATTCCAATATTTATAATATTCGTTTCAGTTTCACCAATGTATTGGTTTCTTCTTTAACACTTGACTTGGCGGCCGCTTGTTGGGCCAATTCTGCCTCATGCTCTTGGTCTAACGGATGTTGTGGTTGTGATGGTACTTGTGACATCATTTGTGCTTGCGCCACATCATTGGTCACACCAACTGGTAATCCAAGACCTGCTTCTTTTTCTTCGTCCATCTCAATTTGCATCTCTTTAATATCATCATCATTTAGACGTAGAACATTTCTTTGAATCCATGATTGAGAGAAATAACGACCAGTATATGGGTCGATTGTTGCCAACAGAGCCAATCTTTCTTTCATTAATTCGGCATCTTTGAGTTCAGTAAAGTTATTATCTTTAATGAAATCATAGTGAATGTTAGTTCTAAAATCTTCCCATTCTTGGTCTGTACAAATACCTTTTAATACACATTGTATCCGTAACGCTTGGTCAAATAAATCAGAGAAACGATTACGTAAACGGTCTACAAATTTAGCAAACTTTAATTCGTCACGGGTAATCTCATTGGTGCGACCAAGAGAAAAACCAGATGTTTCTGGATTCAAACGAGATACAGGAACATTTAGTGCCTTGTATAGTTTCTTTTCAAAGTATTTGACATCTTCCAACTCACCTAGATTTTGACCACCAGGTAATGTAGTAATCTCTGTACCTTTTCCACCTTCACGGCGTGGTAACCAGAAATCTTCCATCATGGATAAAAATTTACGGTCATCACGGACTTCACCTGTGTTGGCATCGTATACAAGTTTATTTTTGTATTTTACCATAATGTCACGAAGGTATTGTTCTGCCTTTAACTTAGGTAAATTACCCACGTCAATATAGAAAATACGGCGTTCAGGTGCACGTGAGATACGATAGATAACAGTTGCATCTTCAATCATGCGTAACTGATTGAGTGGTTTAATTGCTTTGTGTAGATATGATAGAACTACAGCACGGCGAGAATCCATTAAACCAGAAACCACAGAGATAATAGAATCAGTAGTAATACGAACACCAACAGGACCAAAATTAGAAGAAGTACCAGTGTTAACTTTGTCGTTATACAGATAATACTCATTAATTACCTTCATAACTTCTACGCCAGTGCGCTCATCTTTTGTTTTTTTCATCTCACGTATTTTACGTAACTTACGTGGATCAACGTATCGTAATTCTTTAACACCTTCCATAGGTTTGGTTTGATCCACTATGATGTGGTAGAATAGGCGACCATCAACATAGTACCTACGGAAAATATCTTGTGCCATATTTTTATAATTCAAAAGTTTCATTACTGTTTCAAATTCAGTTTTAATGGCATTTTTAATTTTGTCTGGTTGTTTTAAATCGTCCAACACGATTTGAAGAATCTTACCATCATCATCTTGGCAAATTGCTTCACCAACAATATCATCAATAGCAGATTCAATTTCTGGCTGCATTGCCATTTCACGGTAACGTGAGATAAGTTCTACATCATTTTTTGCTGTGCCGTCAAGGTCAACGTATGTTCCATAATAAGCGGCTGAGGTAATTGTGAGAGCGCCATCATCGTTTGACGGAGGCGTAAAAGATTGTTGCACCGTTTGGTCATCTTCGACCTTATTTCGTGCAATTGTGAAACCAAAAAGAGAGAATTTATTAGCTGCCATATTGTGTTATTCCAATTCAAAAAAACATAATGAGAGAGACCTTGGTCTCTCTCGTAAAATAAAATAAATTAACTTGTTGTATCTGTTTCCCACCATTGATATGCGAATGTTACTGCGTATTCTTCAATAGTGTCGTTAGAACCCCAATCTAAATCAATGGGGGCCAGATCAAGTGGATACAATCCAACAAATTTGTAAGTTTTCAATGTGTCGCCAGTTTTTCCATACTGTGTAACTAATGCATCTACGGTATAACCAGATGGACCAGCTGCAGCACCTGTACGGACATTGCCTGCGTGACTATTGATGCCGTTCATCCACGATTCTAAAGCTCTACGAATTGTGAAATCTTCGTCATTAATAATCTGTAATGTCCAATCAGCAAACTGTCGATTACCAGCAAATTTTAATTCTCGGCCAAAATAAAATAATGGTACTTGGCCAATTGTTGAACCAGGCAACTGAGCAGTTTTGGCCATAAATGTGGTTTTCTGACCGGCTGCTGTGCCATTTTCTGCAATTGTTGGAAAAGTGAGCGTGACTTGAAATAAATTGGGACGTGCACCGTCACCAATCAGATTTGCTCTAAATTCTGCTACGTTGAATGCCATTTGTTTTCTCCTATATCGTGGTTATTTATTAAGCTGCACCAACGACTTCAGTAAAATCAACACCAGTTCTTACTGCAACAAAGTTCAACTGGATAAAGTTGATAGAACGAGCAGGTTTAATATAAATGTCACCAACAAACTGGTTGGAATCAATAACTTGCCCTGTATTATTTGTTGTATCACAAACAACACGGAAGTCATAGATACCACGGCGACCTTGAATATCACGAAGGAACGGTGTTACTAATGCTACAAACTGAGCACGGGTAAATTCATCATTAAATTCAAACAATGAATACTGAGCAGCTTGAGCAATTGTTTTTTCTAACACAATAAACAACCTACGGACATTGATACGGTCAAAAGCAGAAGGTTTAGTTTGTAATGTTTTGTCACCATACAATACCGTGCCATTTCCTGGGAATGTGGCCACAGGATTTACGCCTTGTGCATACAGAGTATCTCTATTTGTTTTGGTTGGATTCCATGCTAAACGCACAACGTTCTTTAGATTGCCACGATTGAAACCGGCAGGTGAGAACCATGGATCACGAACATTGTCGGTGTTAACACAAAGACCGGCAATATCACCGTTCAATGGTATCCAACGATAAATGTTGTTGTATTTGTCAAACATATATTTCCAACCAGAATCAGCAACAGCATAAGATGTAGAACGACCAAGAGCTGTGTTCCATGCTGTAATATTGGTTGTTTCATTACCAGCTTGATTGATAACGTTAGCAGAAGGAGGCGAAATAAATGCCAAACAATCTTTACGAGCACCAGCAATATTGTCAATTACATATTGTTGAGTAGCAATGTTGGCATCACCAGTTAATACTAAAGAAATATCAACTTCATCAGCATTTTGGAATAATCCATAAGCTGTTTGTGTATTTGCTGTAGATGGAGCATCATCTGCGCCACCACTTAAACCCAACAAAGGTGGTGTAGTAAATACAAAATATGTTGTATTTGCCAAAGGTCTACCCCATGTGTTTGCTTCGAGGCCGGTTGGCAAAGGATCAACGGCATAAATGAATTTTGAATTATTAAAAATTACATTTTTATAATAATTAGAATTGCCTAAAGCATCAATAGCATCTGATCCTTTTGACAGATATGGAAAAATTTCTAATACTGTGTTACGAACACCTGTAAACAAACCGCCGGTGTCCATAACAATAAAATGTAATTCATCGTTAGTTGCGCCAGCCGCTGTAGCTTGAGCTGAAGTGCCTGGAGCTCCGTTAAAATAAGAAGAAATACCAATTCCATTAATATTCCATGTGGAAAAATTTGATCCTGCGTCTATCAAAGAAACAGTCAAAGAATTTCCTAAACCACCAGAATATCTGGCAAAAATTGGACCAGCAGCAGAACCAGCGGTGCCAGTTAAATAGGCTGCCTGAAATACATCTTCATTTGGAATCTGTAAAGCTGTACCGCTTGTATTGGCACGAGCATTACGGCCAGCGGAACCAACGGCACGAGCAACAGTTAAGTTATTACCATAAGCTAAGAAAGAAGCAGCAGTAAAAAATGATGTTGCTGAGTTGCTGTCTGGTGTACCAAATACACTTGCAAGAGTAATCTCGCTATCTACTTGAATTCTTTTTTGTGCTGGACCCCATTTGAAATTTCCAGCAAAAGCACCGGCTGTAGTTAGTACTGAAGGTACGACTGTGGTTAAGTCAACTTCAGATACATTTACGCCTGGAGAGATTTGAAATGCCATTTTATTATCTCCTTGAATATGATGTTATATTGGCAATTAAGATACCATACGAATATTTATGAAAGGCCATATTTAGAGATTTCTCATAGCGTCTTTAATAAATTTTGAATATAGTTCGGAACCATCGGCAACTTCCCACAAATCTCCGTCCATATTTTCATACCGTTCACCCAGTCCGTCATCAATAATTGGAGCCGGAAGAACTTCTTCATCTAACTGATTCATATTTTCTAACTGAATCTGTTTACGAATATCATGGTTTACGATGTCTTTAAAGTATTTTTGAGTGGCCACCCAAGCAAAAAGTACCAAAGTCATTACTAAATCATCATTATTATCATCTTCTGCAGCAAATGATGTTTTACTTGCCACAAAAGTTGTCAGTTCCGAGATGGTATCAAAATCTGGAATTAACAACTTATCACCTTCAATCAATGTTTTTAAATTAGAACAACCAATTCTTTTGACCGCCACAGACATTTTAAGGCCCATCTGTATGCCTCGGCCAAATCCACTATGCAACTGCTGTGGTTTTTTGTTTCCTGTAAATACTTTCCAAAGATTCTCATACTCTAAATCTTGGTGTATGATGTCGGCTACCTGTGGATTGTTATTAATTTCAACCAAAATATAGGCATCATTATAATACCGAGCGGCATTGTGAATAACCGTAGGGAATAATATGGGTGAAATTGAAGAACTCTTATACACTGCCACCTGTTTATATGGTGTTGATGAAATATCAAACACAGAAAATGCTGAACAGTCTAAATTACGACCTTCTGATACATCCACGGTAATACAATATAGATGGTCTTTGGTAATTTCATCGTCACCTTTAATCGGATGTTCATAGATTATCATCTTATCATGGTGAGCAATTGGCGGACTGTAAGCCATCTTCTGTAACTTGGTGCCAGCAATAAGAGTATTGGTAGAACCTAAAAACTCGGTTTCAAACTCCTGTCGAAACTGGTGTTCAGAAGTATTACGAATCGTTTCTTCTTTCCAATCATCATCACGACCCGGTACCATCGACCAATGCACCTCAAATGGTACATAATTGTTTCGTTTATTGATGGCGTCTGTCCATATCTTATAGAACAGATTCATGCCGTTAGGTGTAGAAACAATAATAATCTTTGTTTTTGTACCAGCAGTAATAACAGGATAAACTGAGGTAAAGAATTCTGTGGCAATATTAGATGGTACGAAAGCAAACTCATCTAAGAATACAATGTTAAACGAACCAGAACGAGCCGCAGAAGATGACGTGGAAGAAGCGATGATAACTGATCCGTTCTCCAGTTCTATTCGACCTTTGTTCCATTCAACCACACCTTGTTGTAACCACATAGGTAGATTCTCATACGCCAACTGTAACTTACCAAGAATACCTCGAGCAGTTTCACCACGGTTGGCCAGAACAGCAATTGATTGTGCGTCTTGAAAGAGTATTGTCCAAAGAAGATACGCCACCGTGGTAGTCGTTTTACCCACCTGCCGTGGACATTTCATAATAGTAAAACGATTATTGTGAAAAGTTCGTATCATGTCTTGCTGAAAATCATACATTCTAAAATCAGTTACACCATCATCTAGTGTGATAATTTTAATGTACTTGGCAAAATAGATAGGATCTCTAGAACACTTGATATATTCATCAACTTGATCTTGTGTGAAATTGACTTGAACTCCTACTCGTTTGAGTAGAGGGTTGTCACGGTAACTTTCTTTATTCTTTGCTGGCATTGTTCTTCAATAGTTTGCTGAGTTCAGAAGTTGAGCCAACAAAAATTGCTTTATCAATATTGGTATTATTTGTTTCTTTTTTAATGCCTTCCATCTCACGCATTTCTTTTTGTATCTTTAATAATCTATCATTGGCTTCGGTCATGTTTTTTAATAAACCAGAATACACCTCAAATGCTCTTGGGTGTTGGCCAGCTTTGGCAATATTGAGTATTTCTTCCATGGCGTCTTTGCCTTGGTCAATAATACCTTGAAGATTTTCTTTTGATTGTTGATAAGCATCATTTAAATCTTGTTTAATATCTGCTTCATTATACTTGACGGACATTACAGGTAAATTTATTTTTTCTTCTTTAACTGTGGGTGTTACGTCAAATATTTGTTCCATGCTTTTTTCAAAATTGTTCATTATGTATTAGGGAATTCTGTTATTGTGGTGGTATATGTATAATCAACGTTGGCGTTTGCAGTATTTGCTGTGGTAGGATTAGGCACAATTGTAATTGTGGCCATTTTTTCTGCTGGTACAACGTAAGAAGTGAACTGATAATTTGAATTTGTTTTTGTGCCTATAATGCGTGCATCGGATACAAAATTACCCTGTATGTTGGTCAAGTGTAATATATTATTAGTCCACAAAATAACTCGACCAGATGCCGTAGATTCTTGTGCTGAATAACCTTGATACACAATTTCACCAGTTTGATATGTTCCTGTACCGGTGTTGGCCATATTAAATTGAACAACATCAGTTGATAAAATATCGTTATATATGTTTGTAATTGAAGTTCTAATTTGACCTGTTTGTGTAGTTTTACCAAACACATAACCTTTAACAGTAAAACTTAATGTCCAAATAATCATACGAGTTTCGGAATCTTTATCACCTTCATAAACAATATCATGTGATGTGCTATTTAATACAATAGGTATTTCTTTAACAATACCCATTTCAGGAATTAAATTTAATTTAATTGTATAATCTGGTGCAAAGAACGGTAAAATATGCTCAATGATTTGTGTACCATCTTCTATGTTTCGTACATAGATGTAAAGATTAAAATCAAAATTATATGGTACAGGATTATATTGTGAAATTAATCCAGTAGTTGTTTGTGCAAATTGTTTAAAATTAGTATTTTGTTTACGAGAAGAATCGTAAGAAAGACCGGCCATTTCAAAAGACATTCTTGGTAATGCTATTTGAATTTTTTTATCTAAAGTTGGATCATCGTCTAAACGTCTTACATATAATTCCTTTGTTGCATACACAATAGGTACCAACATACGTTCAGCTTCTGTTAAATCTGGATTATAACGAACTAGGGTAATATTGTCGAATAGGTTACCAAACCCAATAACCATCTTTCGAATAATTCGGTTATATGAAATATTGGCCATTAAATTTCTCCAAATGGATTAGTTTCAGAGAAATCTATAATTGCGTCTGCTTGAGTATTAATATACTTATTGTCATAACTTTCATTATAAGAATTATCTAGTTGTGAATCATAAGAAGTTAATATGTAACGTGCATTACTTGATGCACCAATAATTACAACATTGTTTGTAAACGTACCAGAAATATTGCTGATCATTAAAGAATTGGCCGATGGTGTCCAAGCTTGTACGATTGCCACACAAGTAGCATTGGCTTGAGTTTGGTCGGCTGCCTGATATACTGTTTCGTTTATTGTATAATTGATTACGTTACTAGTTTTTGCTCCAGTAACCAACTTAATCATGTAACCAGAATCACTAACAATCATATCAATATCGTTAACACCAGTATCGATAATCTCTTGAGCATACTTGAATTTCTCAAGACGCAACTCATAAAAATATGGTTCTTTACGACCTAACATATGAAAATCTTTTGCTTGTTCCGTAAATGTTATTTCATATAATTCACCAGTACCATTTAAGAATGGCACATAAACCAAATCACCTTCTCTTGGACGTGTAAATGTATTTTGTGGAACTCGTTGTTGAAATGACCTACGGGAAACAGATACCGTCACCACATTTTTAATTTCTAGGCCAAACTTAGAAAAGAACTCTTGTTGACCTTGGTAATCCATTACGTCACCAGAAAGGTACATTTCTAATGGAAAAGCTGATTTGAATTTTTTAACTGGATCTTCACCATATAATATATCTCTATCTGCCGGATTTTCTATAGGCAAATAGAATGCATCAAAACCCATGATTTGCATGGATTCAACAATCAGATCCTCTATTACTCTTTGTTCGGCAGTAGAGTTGTAGTTATTAAAATATACACTTGTTGGCATATTAGTTCATCATAAATTCTAATGGAGCACCATACTCGTTTTGCATTTCAGTTTCCAGCTTTTCAATTTCGCCTACCGCTTCTTCATAAATCTTATCACCATTAAGTGTGACACCACCCGGTAATTGTAAGCCAGAAAACTTTTTGAGGTTGTTTCCCCATGTTCGTTTGAATAGTGCCGTAGTATATTCTTTCAACCATCGGTCATTCCATACTCGATTATATTCTGTGGCATCAATACAAGCATAACATTCGGCAACTACAATTGTACCAGCAGGAGCTTCGGATGCTCCCCATGCCCAATCAATAAAGAGTTTTCCCATATGTCGTTGGAAACGAATAGGAACTTCTCCACTAAACATTAATTCCAGTGAACGTAAGTGTTGTTGTGTTAGAGTATAGTTAACGTAAGATGCGGAGGTAAAGTCGTAGAGTTCGTTTAGACGGAGTTGATACCGCAGGTCAAACATATTAATAGTTGCCTGAGAATCTTGGACTGGGAAAATACGAGTAACGCCAACAATGTCCAAAGGAACATTGGCAGAATCTAACACATTGGTTAAATCCAAATATTGATTATTGACATCGGCATCCGTAACCCTTCGGATATAATAGATTTTTTGTAGACCATCAAAGTGGTAGTCTTGCCAATATTGAATGGCATCATCTATTCTATCTTCTAACTGGTCATCATCAATATTGATTTCAATGACAGGGAAACCTAATCTTCTTAAACAGTAATCTTTTAAAGTTGCTCTACTTGTTACGGCCGGCATATTAACCTCCTATGATTAAGGTATTTATGCTTCGATTGGATTACTTACCAGGGTAATGGTGCAGGTTGTGGAACTGGAATTGATGCTTTAGCAATCTGGTCAGTTACTTCTTGTTCCATGGCGGACACACGATCCTCACCTAAAGCATTTTTAGTCCATTGTAAAGCTTGTTCTTCAGTAATATCAGCATAGGGTGTGAAGTTTTCTGCATCTGGTGCCAATAAATTGACAGCATAACTCACTTGTCCTGTATATTCTCCATCGGTACCGCTGATAGAAAAGTTGGACATTACAGCCACTTTCTCTAAGTCGCCTTCATTTTGTACCATTAAACCAGTAACTTTCCATGTGTATGTGATTGCCATTTGAACAACTCCTTTGTTTATACTATATTTATAATTTAAACCATTTAATTAAGACCCAACTCTTTACGAATCTTTGTAGCGGAGATTGAGTGTGTTTCATCATCAAATGTTTCTTGTTCAATTTTGTAACCCACATCACGACCATAAGTAATATTTACAATGTTTGGTACCACCTGAATCTCGTATTGTCCTTGATAAATTGGATCTAAATCACGTTTAATATAAGATTTAACTTGTTCAATGGCAAACGGATTAGAACCTTGCCATCCTTGGCAATCTCGAATCTGAATAACTACTTGACCGGTTTTAGCAATGGATCGGTCAAACAATGCTCGATGACCTTCATGCCATGGTTGCCAACGACCTAACATCTGTACTGTTTCTTTTTGCCAATCAAATGTTGGCCGCCTACGATTTTCAATAATATGATTACCAATAAACTCAGCCCACTTTTCAGCATTCTGTTCGGTCACACGAAAGTCATATACCTCTGGTGGAATAAAGGCTTTGTTAGTATCTTCAAAACGACCTTTGTCAATGGTGTCCATCCAAATAGTCCAATCGGCCTTGAAGTTGTTTCTCATCTCCACCAATGGTGCCACAAAATCACAGATAACATAATCACCACCAGCCTCTAAAGCAAACTGTGCCATTCTTAACGATTGACGAATACGACCAGTATCAGTAAAATCCCAATCGTTGTATTTTTTACGAACTTCATCAGCATTGAACCAAGTAACTTGAGCATTAAAACCTGTGATAGGTAACATCTCAGCATTACTATTTGTCGTACCGTTTTTTTCAAGATACTTCTTTAATGCTTCCGCCATAAATGTTTTACCTGAACCAGGTAATCCCATAATCAAAATCTTTTTCATTTATATTCCTTTATTGAGGTTTGCATAATAAATTATTTCCAACTACTGTGTAATCATATTCATACTGATTTAAAAATTGTTTGATATCGTCTATAATAGTTTTTCTATTATCACAATGTTCCACAAATATAATAGGCAAGTGTTTTTTAATTGTGTTAGAACCTCCAACTAAAACGTCCAAATCCATGCCTTCCACATCTATCTTTAATAAATGTACTTTAGGTATATTATAGTGTTCTAAAAACCAATCAATTGTGTGTATGTCAACAACAACTTTATTGTTTGTTTTTTCAGTAATAATATCTTCTACTAAACTAAAAGTACCAAAATCATTTTTTCTAAAGTAATTGGGTTCTACGAATTCAATCTTAGTATTTTCTTTACCTAATCCAATGTTGTATGGGTATACATTATATAGATTGTTTATAGAGGCATTCCCACATAACATTTTAAACACTTCTCTTTGGGGTTCAAAACAATATATTTTTCCCTGAGGAAATGCTCTGGCCATCCAAGTGGTGAATGTTCCTATATTGGCACCAATGTCAAATATTACAGGCTCAGAAAATTCTTTAATTGATTCATAACAATTAAATGCTTCTATTGTTGAGGTATTACCATGATCCAGTAACCATTGACCGTGGCCAACTTGGTTATCATTGCAATCAAAACGATTTACAATCATCAACCCGTGGTCACAACTCAATAACACATTACGGTGAACTTTATCACCTACATTAAATATCATAATATTAAAAAATATTTAAATTTTCAAATCTTCCTGGTTTGTGTACTTTAATAAAGATGTTAACCGATTCTGCCACATTTGATAATGTATTAAGTTTATTGTTTAACTCTCCACTACCCAACATACCATTTGCTAATTGTTCTTTCCAATATCCAACAATTTCATACGTTACATCGTATACCTCTAAGTCAACAGAGTGATATATTCCAAACGTACTATCACTAAATTTCTTTTGAATAGATTCGTGATTTACTTTTTGGTCAAACATCTTAAATGTTTTGGCAGATAAAGGCCTAACATGGGTGTAATCGTCCCAAAACAAATCACAACGGTGATGTGGAACATTTATAAACCATTCTGCTTGATCGGCACTTACTCGATACATTTCTTTAATAACATTGGTAAAAACTTTTGGGTCTTGACCTAGATGTTCTAAGATATTATCTGCTGTAATCTTCTCAAAGAAGTTATCTTCATATGGCCATGGAGTTTTTTCAAAGTCTAATACTTCATCAGGATTACATTTAGCTTCCACGTCCACATTCCAATGGTCGTTTAATTTTTTAAACCCACAACCCATGTTTAGTTTTTTATGTTCTGGTGTCATAATATATCCTTTTAAATCCAAGCGTTCCAAAATATTTCACGATTGTATTGTTCGTAAATATCAAGTCCAAGATACTCCACACAGTTAACTGTGGTACGATCCAGTGATGGTTTAACTTTGTGTAAATTAGGTAAACCAATTGCCAAATCATTATAGACTTCTGTTTGAACAATCTTTTCAAAGTCATGTTCGTATTTTGGTAATTCTAAAAATTCATAGATTCGTTTTGTTTGACTTTTTGGACTATTGCAAAAACGGTTGTAATCAATAAAAAGAAAACGATCCAAGTAACCCATAGTAATTGCATCTTTAATATTTCTATGTGATAAACCCATTGGGCCTTCAGGACCAGCATAGTAATAAGCTCTAGAAGCAATATTAGACCCTTCTCTTAAAGAAGAATCTGCTTTAGTAAAAAACAAAGGATTATCTTTTCTAAGTTTTTCAAAAGAAGTTAAGATTTCGGCTGGGTTTCTAACACAAACCACAATTTTAACTTTGCGTTTCAATACTGCTTCTACTTGAGGCAGTAATGGAATCCATCCACGGTCTTTATCAATAACAAAAGGCTTATCAATATGAGAATAATATCCTTGTAGAACTGATTTTAAAACTCCAACTTTAGCCTCTGTATTATTATATTCTTGATTTGTTTCCATACTGAACCAAGAAGCATTAATGCTACCAAATATAGAAGATAAAGAACTTACAGATTCTCCGTGAACTTTTGGATTTTGTTTGAGTATATTTGTTATGAGAGTGGAACCCGATCTTGGGAGACCTGCCACAAAATGTAGAGTTTTTTCCATGATTACCTTTTCAGTTTAAAATTATAAAGTCAACGTTTATTATATATTTATGCGTCTATTTCCTCAGTTTTTTTAGGAAACAATTCTGCCAGTTCTTTGCCAACTTTTTCAAATGTGTCTGTCCAATCTCCAAACTTTGTTTGTCTAAAAACTTTAGTGGTGTTTTGATACCAAGGACTGTGGTCTCCACCATAAGCCCAAACATGATATGGTAATATTGGCACAATCACCCAAGTGGGTTTTCCCATTGCAGAAGCTAAATGAGCAATACTAGTACATGATGTAATAACTAAATCTAAATTAGCAATACATGCAGCCGTATCTTCCCAAGAAATTATTAAATGTTGAAGGTCATTTATACTTTCAGGTAATTCTTTTACATCTGTATCTCTTTGTAAACTATAAAATTGTATATGAGAAAAATCTTTGTGTATATCAATTAATTTTTGAGCGGGAAAAATACGAAACTGTTGATGCTCAAAAAGAGGACTACCACTCCAACGAATACCCACTTTTATTTTTTTTGTGTTTAACATTGTTTTCCAAAGATCCACACTTTCATTTTTGGCAAAAATGTAAGGATCATTTGGTAAATTATCAAATTCATGTCCAAATAACCAGCTAGCACTAAATCCTGGAATCCAAAAATCATGATATGTTCTAGACACTTCATCTAAAGTGATACATTCTTTAACACCAGGAATTCGTAGAAATAGTGGGTGTAAAGATTTGTCACAACACATGATACAAGTACCGCCCTGTTTCCAAATTTCTGTGGCAAATCTTGCATAAATTATTTGGTCACCAAAACCACATTCCATATTCAAAATAACGGTCTTACCTTTTAGATCGCTTTGATCCCAAATTGGCTTAGTGGTATTAATTTTGCCACTACCATAAACTTTAAGTGCTCGGCCGTGCTCAAGGCATTTAAATCCTTCTTGTAAGTTTCCTTGATTAATAAGAAACCATCCACGATTAAATTTGGCTTTTGGATCTGTAGGATCTAAAGCTTCTAGTTCTTCTGCTAGTTTCCAAGCTTCATCAAATCTTCCTCGTATCATTAAATTTAGCTGCTGGTCAATCAAATGCATTCTCAACTCCTATATTATAATTAATATTTATCACACATTTTAAATTTATTTAAGTAAAGCAACTGTATGAAAGCCGCCAGTCGTTACGTCAGTCCAAGAGCTAGATCCAATTTGTACTGGACTGGATCTATTGGTAGTTGTACCATCTCCTAGTTGGCCCGAACTATTATATCCCCATGTAAACAAGGCACCACCAGAACGTATAGCAGCTGTAAACTGACCAGTAGCAGTTCTTACAACCGTCCAGGAACTGGATCCTATCTGTACTGGACTGGATCTATTGGTAGTAGTACCATCTCCTAGTTGGCCAAAACTATTACCACCCCATGTAAATAATGTACCACCAGAACGAATAGCGATTGTATAGTCTTGTCCAGCGCCTACAGCAGTCCATGAGCTAGACCCTATTTGTACTGGACTGGACCTATTGGTAGACCCACCATCCCCCAAGCGTCCAGCATTGCTAAATCCCCACGTAAACAATCTACCATCAGAACGAATGGCTGCACAATGCGCCAGGCCAACCGATACAGCAGTCCATGAGCTAGATCCTATTTGTACTGGACTGGATTTAGTAACAGTTGAACCATCTCCTAATTGGCCTAGACCACCATTTCCCCACGTAAACAATATACCATCAAATCGAATAGCAGCTGCGTTACTTTGGCCAAAACCCACAGCAGTCCATGAGCTAGATCCTATTTGTACTGGACTGGATCTATTGGTAGTAGTACCATCTCCTATTTGGCCAGAATAATTCTGTCCCCATGTAAACAATATACCATCAGAACGAATAGCCGCTGAGTTATAAAATCCAGCCGCTACAGCAGTCCAAGAGCTAGATCCTATTTGTACTGGACTGGATTTAGTAACAGTTGAACCATCTCCTAATCGCCCACTACCATTACTTCCCCATGCGAATAATAAATTATCTGAACGAATAGCAACTGTGTGAAGTCTACCAGCAGATACAGCAGTCCATGAACTGGATGATATTTCGGTTGGTGAACTTACGCTATTTATTCCTATTGTTATCGGACTGCTTTTACTAGTGGTTGTATCATCTCCTAAATTACCATAGTTATTATTCCCCCACATAAACAAAGTACCAGTACCCTCAGAACGAATGGCTCCTGTAAAAGCCTGGACTACCCCAGGCTGGCCACCAGCAGAAACGGCTGTCCAAGAGCTGGATCCGATTTGTACTGGACTGGATTTAGAGACAAGTGTACTATCTCCCAACTGACCAACACCATTATATCCCCATGTAAATAATAACCCATCAGAACGAATAGCAGCCGTATGAGAAGTGCTAGCGGACACAGCAGTCCATGAACTGGAACCTATTTGTACTGGACTGGATCTATTAGTAGTTGTACCATCTCCCAATTGGCCACTAGTATTACGTCCCCATGTAAACAAAGTTCCACCAGAACGTATGGCTAGTGTATGATTTTGACCTGCAGCTATAGCAGTCCATGAGCTAGATCCTATTTGTACTGGACTGGATCTATTAGTAGTTGTACCATCTCCCAATGCGCCGTATCCATTAAGTCCCCATGTAAACAAAGTTCCACCAGAACGTATGGCTGTCGTATGAAAGGCACCATTGCGTACAGCAGTCCATGAGCTAGATCCTATTTGTACAGGACTGGATCTGGTGGTATTTGTACCATCACCTAATTGGCCAGAATAATTGAATCCCCATGTAAATAACAAACCATCAGAACGAATAGCGGCGGTAAAAGCGGCACCAGCAGCCACAGCAGTCCATGAGCTAGACCCTATTTGTACTGGACTTGATTTACTAAATCCGGTACCATCTCCTAGTTGGCCCGAACTATTATAACCCCACGTAAATAATGTACCACCAGAACGTATAGCAGCCGTATGAGTACCTCCGGCAGCCACAGCAGTCCATGAGCTAGACCCTATTTGTACTGGACTGGATTTTTGAGTAGTTGTACCATCTCCTAATTGACCATTGAGAGCTCTTCCCCATGTAAACAATAAGCCGTCAGAACGAATAGCCGCCGTATGCCGAAATCCAGTACTTATTGCACTCCAACTAAGAAAAGTATTTTTTCCTAATTGCCCACTACTATTGTTTCCCCACGCATATAAAAAATTACTAGGGACAGAAGTACCAGCTTTAGCTAATAGTTGTTCAATTAATAACATTTAATTTTCTAATGATGGCCAATTGACTTGTTCAATATTAACAATTTCATTTTCTGAATAATCTTCAACAATATCTCTTAGAGCCTGCCGATATACAATCCATTTATTTTTTGTAGTTTCATCAAAAAAATTCTGTACATCTTGTAACTGAGTCCAATCACAATTGGCCAGCAACTCATTTCTTTTATTTCTCAATTGCTCTATGAATCTATATTTTAAAGTAGAAAATTCTTCAACGGGTTCTGGTTGTTTTTCGGATAATATAATACTTTCTAAAACATCATTCTCCCTAATTTCATAATCATAACCACTTACATAGTGAGTTAAATCATTCCATGTTTCACTTTGTTTAGTTACAGGATACCAACCTGCAGATTTTAAAAAAGGCAAATCATCAGCAGCCAAATTTAGTCCGCTAATATTTTTCCAAGTTTTAGGTAGTAAATCATACTGACCTGTAATTTCATTATTTTCTATGTGTACCCAATTTGCCATTTTAATATCCGTTATTTACTATCTAACATTGAAACAACTCCACGCCATATTGTCCCACCATCATCTGTAATAAATGTTAACACATCAACACCAGATGCTGTAAGTGTTGGAGCTGTGCCTCCAGGCCATTTTACAGCAGCAGGCCAAGTTAATGCAGCAGAACCTCCATTGGTTAATTCCAACACAAAACCAATGGATGCAGGAGATGCAATAGGATTAGAAAAAGTCCATGTAGTGGTTCCGGTTACATTTGCCGATACAAAATTACCTAGAATTAAATTTATATCTCTAGTACCAGAACCAGCACCTAATTGATTATGAGTTGTACCATAATAAGTGAGAGTTCTATTACTGTTTATAAATGTTGGACTTGAAGATGTTAAAGATAAACTTGTTACGTTTACTGAACCAGATCCTTTTGTTATTAAATTAATACTTACGTTAGCATCAGTACCAATTGCAGTTATTGTTGGAGCATTACCTGTTGTATTACCTGTTACTGACAAATAATTTACTGCTGAACCTGTATGAGTAATTTCAAATTGTGTATTACCAGAATAAGATCCTACACCCGTGCCGCCAAAAGTTCCAAATCTCATTGAACTGGAATCAGGGGTTTGAATAGTAGCTGTAGTATCACCAGGTAATGTTAATTTTGAACCCCATGCACCAGGTATAGTTGGTGAAAATATAAACGGACTTGCTATGGTTCCAAAAGGTGAACTACCAGACGCCATAGTAACTACTGGAACTCCTTGAGAAATAAAATTAATTGAACCTGCACCTTTTGACACAAGATTCATACTTACATCAGAACCAGAACCTTGTGCAGATAAAGATATAGGATTACTTGTGGTGTTACCTGTGACTTGTAAATAATTTACAGCACTAGTTGTTGTAGTAACAGCAGCCAAAGAATTATTTAAGAAAGTATTACCAGCAACACCAAGGCCTCCGGTAACAACTAAAGCGCCTGTAGTGTTACTTGTTGATGCTGTGGTATTAGCAATTATAACTGTGGCCACACTATTAGTTGTAATTACTGGACCTATATTTGCAACTGCATTATTGGCTGTGTTATAAGCAGATGACATTTTGCCATCAGTAGCCGCTATGTTGGTGTTTTGTGTAGTATCAACGCCTTGAATAATGGTGATAGCCGTATTACTGAAATCTATCCTTACGTTTTGGCTATTGTCCACACCTTGAGCAATAGTTAATGCTGTATTACTATAATCTATTCTAACATTCTGACTTGCATTGGTACTTTCAATGATGGCCATACGAGCATTTTGGCTTACATCTGTACCTTCGATGATGGTCATACGAGAATTCTGCGTGGTGTCAACACCTTGAATTATGGTAATGGCTGTATTGCTATAATCCAATCTCACGTTTTGGCTTAAATCTACACCTTCACTTACGGTTAATCTGGTATTCTGTGTAGCATCAACACCAATTGTTACGTTTGCTTGAGCATAGGCTGCTTGAGAATAAGCACTCAATTCTATTCCACCAACTACTGCTGTTGTAGCAATTAAATTACCTTTTACAAAACTAGCATTTAAATTGGCCGTTCTAAATGATGGATCTGTAAGAACAATGTTATTGTTGGCACCTAATTCAGGAGTGTATCCTTGAAACAAATAATATTCTTTTGTACCAGAATCACGAATGAGTCCTGTATGAGCATTTGAGCCATCATTGTAGTGTGCAGCAAAGCCAATATCACGTAAATCACTAGTGTAATTGCCAACACCCAGTTGAATTAATGGATCAGAAACAGCAAATGATTGTACGTTTTCGACACTAACATTGCCTATAACTGTTAAATTACCAGAAATAATTACGTTGTTAGCAAATGTGACCATACCAGTTGCGGCATTGGCTAACATAATATTGGTTACTGTTGTTGAACCTAATCTAAAATTACGATTTGTTGTTTCAAAATTATTAACATTACCATATGCACCTATTTGTAAATATTGCCCTGCGTCTGATGGGGTTCCAAGTTGAAGCCTTGGTCCTGTTGCACTAAAACCATCAATTCTTGCCACATAACTTGTATTATCAGTAGATGTAATATAAGAATTTGAAACCACATTACCTGATACACCAAGGCCACCACCAACAATCAAAGAACCTGTAGTGTTACTTGTAGACGCTGCGGTATTTTGTAATCTAACTGGAGCAACAGTATTAAAAATTACTGTGTTGTTACCAGTATCATTAGTAATAACACCTCTTGCAACGAAAGATGATGTAGGTTCAATATAAAACGGTCCAGTCCTTATAGCCAAAAAGTTGCCAGTAAAATACAATCCAGTGTATACTGGCGACCTTGTAAAATAATTATCTGACCAGCCTAAACGATAACTATCTTGGAGAGTCGTAGTAAGAGAATAATTATTAGCAGCAGACATAAACAAATTACCGGTAATACCCATACCACCAGTAACTACAAGAGCACCACTTGTATTGCTTGTTGAATTTGCTGTACTTGTAACGTTGGCTGAACCAGCACCTTTTGGTGTAATGTTGATACCTACATTGGTATCAGAGCCTTGTCCAGAAATTACTGGACCACCACCTGTAGTGTTACCGGTTGCTTGTATATAATTTACTGCTGATGCTGTATGCGTTATTGTAAATTGAGTTCCTTGTCTTGGAGAAGCACCAGTAACAAAAAAGTATGGAGCTGATGTGGTATAAAAATCTAAAGCTTCAGCAACACCTATTCTTGCACCAATAACTCCAGCTTGACCACCTTGTATTGTGAGTGGCCTATTTTCTGTACCTAAAGAAAGAATATTAATTGTATTAGATACGTTTACATTACCTGATACACCAAGGCCACCATGTACAACCAATGAACCTGTAGTATTTGATATTGATGTATTTGCACCTAAAACAAAAGTATTACCCATTACAAATAAATTATTATTTGCTTTAACTATATTACCAGATGATGTGTTTGCATATGCCGAAGGAGTAATTCCTGGTTCTAACTGAGCACCCCAAAAATAGCCAAACTCACCTGCAACTCCTGAGGCTCTTAAATATAATCTGGGAATAAAAGTTTGTTGATTTAATGAATTGAGTGTAAGTGAAATCCTATACCAGCCTCCACCAACATTCACAAAAGTTGAATTAACAAGATTTGTTCCAGAAAATGCAGCCGTGCCTGTGCTAAAATTTACGTTTCCGGTAGCATCATTTAATCCTCCGCCGGCCGCATAAAGATTGATTTGGCCAAAAGGACAAGATCCTTGCTTCATGTATGCAGAAAAAGTGTAAGGCGTATTTCGATTTAAGGTGTTAAAAATAGTTTGGTCCATATAACCGGTATCACCACCACCGGTTGTATTAATTAATTGTGACGCAGTATTTGTTCCGTCTGGCGCAAAAGTGTTTGCAGATGGACCAAATCGAACAGTTGATGTATTTTTAGCCCAAGCAGCATTCTCAAAATTTTGTGAAAATCTTATAAGATTGGAATTGCCTTGAACGTATATTTGTTCAGTAGTTGATTGGCCACCGATTGTTGTATTGCCTGAAATGTAGGCACCACCCCAAACCTGTAAAGATCCGGTATTTGCAAGACCTACGTTTGCATTATTTGGAGTAATCTGACCAACGACCAACATTCCGTCAACGTTAGCGGATCCATATATTCGAGTACCTGAGTTTAATCTAGCCATGTTCTTATTTATTCGTTATATTTTGTTAGATACCATATCTTCCACGAATGGCAGAATAGTTCTGAGATACTTCTGATGCCACCAAAGGTCTGTTATAATACATAAAATTACCAATGTTACCGTTTATACTTGCAGTACCTTGGCCATTTGTAAATGCTGAAGGTCCCGATGTCCAAGCCGGTTGTTGTGGCATTGTGTAAACAGCATCTCTTTGTGATGCCACCAATACACCATTCACATAAAAGCTAGCAAATTTACGGGTGTCATCAAATGTTATAACAGTTTGATACCATGTATTAATCGATATCGTTGAAGAAGTTAATGATATGGTTCCTCCATTGAATACACTATAAAAACCTACGGTGCCTGTAGTCGCTGCAGCTGAACCACCAGCAGGATTATAACCCATTCGATGGCCATGTTGTAAATAGTTGCCACGACCAGAAATCATGTTATTATTAAAATCACCAGCGTTAAAGGAACGAACTCTTGACCAAATTTCTATACTGAATGATGGAGTGTTAATTGTTGCATTAGCTATGCCCTGAATACTTGTACCAAAATTATTTCCTAAGGCTAAAAAAGATTGTGAACTGTAATCCCAAACAATTGGACTATTTGCTGTTCCAAAATTATATATTGTCATATCATTTCTATTTGGTGTAGTATCAAACCATGTCGTACCACTACCTGGATAACTTTCTAATTTTGCTGCATCCAAATTGATTACTAAACTGCTATCTATTACTTGGTCTAGTACACCATTTTTCTCATCAAATTGTGAACTGACCAATGAAACACCATTGGCTGTATCACGCTTAACAAAATTGGTTGCTATTGTACCTGTATTGGTTGTCTGTACATAATCTGTTGGTACAGTACCTTCTTCAATTTGATAACCCCAAAAATACGCAAAGGTGTCTGATGTGGCATATCTTATAAATTGATGTCCTTGATTATTGTTTGCCACTCGATTTGTTGAAGTCATCCAACAACGATACCATCCATTACCAACAGGAACGATTCCATAGGAATCTGCAGTGCCGCCACTTCCATCGGAAATTGTTGTACTAGTTGGTGTTAAAAAAAATTGTACTCCAACATTAACACTGGATCTCCCTGCATATGCAAACCCATATAACAAAATATAAAAAGACATACTTGGTGAACCTGGTTTTGCATATACACTAAATGTATATGGTACTCCTGATTTGTATCTTGGATTATTAAATGGTGTACTGAGTTGACCTGATTGACGAGCTTGCTGCCATTTAACTGCTGTATTTGTTCCGTCTGGTGCAGCCGTTTCATCTGTCACATTAATAACCGGAGGATCAAAATCCCATCCTTTGGACCATAAAGCTAGGTTTGCTGGATAGGCTAAGTTTTTTGCTGGAACATTTTTGTTGTAACTCATCTCATCAATATAGGAACGTGCATAATAATTGCCTATATTTGTTGTTTTAAATATGACGTTTGAAACAGGAAATCCAGAAGAATTTGTGAGAACAGGATCGGTAGCTACTGCGCCTATTTCTACTTGTGGATTCCACAAATAAACACCAGAAAATCCATCTCCAACTTTTGTTCCAGTACCATTTGCCTCACCTAAAGATAAATTAAAACCTACAGTTAGTGCCCATCTTGGTGTGGCACTTACTGATACACGATACCATCCATTACCAACATTGATTACTGGATTTGTTTGATTTCCACCAGTTTTTGTTCCATCAATAATATTAATTAAATCAGCTGCACCATAATATGCGCCTTCTTCAAGATAACCGGGAGGAGTGCTATCAAACCACAACATAATATTTGAAAAACCAGCTTCTTTAACATATACACTAAAAGTATATTTTACGTTTGCTTGTAAAGTAATACCTTGATAAATTGATTTTCGAATAGTGACGCCGGCATTACCAATTATTTTACTAGCAAAAGTCTTTTCGTCCGGCCCCAAAATAAAGTTATCAATAGCAGTACTATTTTGCGGAACCCAAAAACCTGTGTTGTATGCTTGTGAAGAACGAATTAGATTTTTGCCAAATGCAACAGAAGGATTATAACTTATTTCATCTATTGTATTTGCTGTGTAGAAAGTACCGTTTGATGTGATTCGAGTAACATTAGGCATCGTTTATCCAAAAGTAACATCAATACTACCCAAAGGATTGTAGACTTGAAAAGCAACCGAGGTGGCATTGGCTACACCAGCAGAAAAACCTAATCGACTACCAACATACAAAGATTCTGAAACACCAACACCGCCACCCACAACTAAAGTTCCTGTGTTGGTCGAATTGGATGTTGCATATGTGGTTAAATTAATTCTACCAACAGAAATGGTTGTGTTCGCTAATGCGGGACCGTTTAACAATACTTCTGAGTTGATGACTTGTGTGCCACCAATAGGTAAAGTTTTGAAAAGCCGATTTGATGTTGGGTCAAACACCTCATCTCCAAGCCTTTGGCCGTTGATTGAGGTGTTTGCCGATACTACACTTCGAATATAATCCCGAGAGGACATTTTACCTCCCTTAAGCTTGCGCCTCTGTCCAACTAATACGAGCATTGATTGAATTTGTTGTAACAGCAGTAACGTTGGTAGCACAAATTGTAATCATATCTGGTCCATCTGGAAAGACGTTCTGGAAGGTAGTAGGTACGTTAAGTGAATTACCGCCACCTAAAATTGAATTACCTAAATCACGAACCAATGTAAGTTCTTCAGAAGTTACACCTGGAGTTGTTGTAAAGAAACCATAGATATCTTCACCACCAAGAATTGTTTGTCCTGCTGTATGAAATGCCACTTGTGATAAACTTGAACCGCCAGCATTAATAAATGTTCCGCCACTTACTCGACCATTCAATCGTAATGTAATTAGAAAAGACATACCTGCGCCGGTGCTAAACGCATCAACTTGACGTAATATCATTTGCATACGATTAATAATTTCTCGTTGACCTAACAAACCCGACAAACCACTATCTACTGAGGGAGAAGGACGAATTGTGAGTAACGGTACTGTCGCACCAGCACCAATATTATTAATTGTTGTTCTCATACCAGCAACGAACACAAAAGATTTATCGTCATCAAAACGACCATCCATAATTACAGAAGAACCCCAATGGCTAATTGTTGATGCTTGAGCAGGTGAGAAAGATTCAACTAATATTGGCGCAGTTGCCGAGAATGTAAATGTGGTTGCTGTACTGGTACCTAATGCAATACCACCAGTATTGGCAGAATTGCGTTGCAATCCAGTAAATGTTGTTGCTGTTTTACCCGTATAGTAGATGTATTCAATTGCACCACCAGCCGAAGCAGCTGCAGATACCACTAACGTACCAACTGGTGGGAATAATGTTGTATCATTAACCGTCATTGAAGTTGCACCAGCAGCCAATGTTGATGCTAAGAAAGTTCTTGATGCAATTGTGTTTGTTTCATATCGAGCAGGAATGTTACCTGATCGCATGTAAGCTTCAGTATTGTTGTTGTTGTTTACTATTCGATGGCAGTAGAACACTTCACCACGAGTATTTTTGAAACCAAAACGAATTGCTCCAGCACCATACCAAGTAAAGTCAATATAGAACATTTGCATCTTAGTCAAATCTAAATTGTATAAACTTGCTCCTGTGCCATCACATCGGTCAATATTCCATTGTGATTGTGGGAATCGTAAATCTACCGTTTTACTAACTACACATGGGCTAGTTGACATACCACGATATTCAGGGTAAACACACATTACTGTATTTGAAAGGATTGATTGTACAAGATAACTCATTCCTCGAATAACAACATAATCTCCTGGTTTTAATTCTTGTGCATATTTGGTGTTAGTACCAGTTATAAGATTGCCTCCGACATTCGCTGAAGAATAACCAGAAAGTTGAGCCGTGCTTGAACGGCGAACAGCATATATGGTTTGACCATCATATTCAAAGAAGAAACCGTTTTGATTATCAAACATACCAACACGATTAGAAGAACCGTACCAAGCGTATGGTGAAACTATTAATGGAAAACCTGTTGCTGTTACCGCTGCCGGTACTGAGTTTGCTGTATATGTTAATGCTAAAGCGGTATTAGAACCAGTAACAGTAAACAACCCGTTGTAACCGGATTGTTCAGCACCAGATATCAAAATTTGTGAGTTGGCGGCTATACCATGTGGATATTTTGTTGTAATCGTGCATGTTGTACCTGAACTTGAAATGTTATCGACATACAATGGAGGTTTAATAATAGAACCTGTAGAGAATTGAATGCCTTTACCTGATTGATAACGGAACTGTCTACGAGTTTGACGAATTACTTGATATCCGTGGAATGGAGATACGTTACTAAATTGTACACCGCCATCAAATGGTCGATGTTCAACATAACCCAATGACCTTGGGAAAATAGAATTGTTTGCCTGTGCAGTGATTGATCCTGTTGCAGCACAAGGGAAAGTAAAGATATGTGTGTTTGGTGTATTTGCAACAACAAAGCTACTGTTTAATAGTCCTGTATTGCCGGTACAGTTTGTAACATACAGACCACTACCAACTCGTAAGCCATGTGGATTGGTTGTAGTAACTGTTGCAACTGTACCATTTAAAACAATGGCATTGGTGGGGGCTGGAATTGCAGCGCCTGTAAAGAAATTACCAATCGACACATATGTTTTTGTTGCATCAAACAATGCTGTAGTTGTTGGAGTGCCAGTTGTTGTAAATGTAAAACTTGTATTAGGCGAAACACCTTCAACGATCCACCAACCATCTACGTTTGCTTGGTCTAACGTACCTTGAATAAAAATAGGAGTGTTTGCAACAATACCAAGGGTATTATTAATTGCAACAGTTATGGTTTTACCAGATGATGTTACGTTGGTAACTTGATATACACCAGACGAATTAAAGAAAGCAGAGTTTGACGATATGTTTGAAATACTTTGTGTAGGATCATAGAAAGCTGAAGGACGATTGTTTAAAAGATTAATAGATTCCCATTTGGTTGATTGCACACCATATTCAAAGTCAGTATCAATAAGAGATTGTGGTGTAGACACACGAAGTTTGTCCACAGGATCACGCATGACTTCAGAAGGAATAATTTCTTGATAAGATTCTTCTGTGAGAATAGATAACTTATCTGTCGAGTTCATTGAACCAGTAGCAAATGCTAACACAACTGTGGTAGTTTCTAAACCAGTCGAAGTATTGGTTGAGTTGGTATAACTAGTTGCTTGAAGTGCTGGATCGGAGAAATTATAGATGACTGTGCCAGCAGTTGTATTGGTAATCAATAACAACTGTTCTCTACGAATATTCTTACCAGTTACCGTAACCGTTCTTGTAGACGGAGTAAATGTGTAGTTTTCAATTATAACGTGCTTTGCCATTTAATTAATCTCCTAGTGCTATCGTAGCGGCTGAATATGGGTACTTCTTAGTTTGTGGAATTGATGAATTATTTATGAGTGTTAGAATCGCTTGGTCACCAGGTGCCGGTGGGTTATAAATGGTAAGCCGAGAAGTGGTATTACTACTCACCACTCTATAACCTTTGAAGGAATCGTATGGAGTTAACCAGGGAAATCTTAGTTCTCGGACATACGGTGACAGACGAGCACCATTGACAACGACCTCCAAGTTCTTGGAGTCCATAATACTGGTCACATTTGACTGGTCGACCCTTAATTGAAACACACACTTAGCATTATCAAATTCATTGGTAATATCATTTAGTACGGATGGTATGGCTGTGGTAACAATATTGTTAGCAAATACGGTACCACCAACGAACAATGTGGAATCCACATTCGCTGTACCGTATACTCTTGTTCCGCTTATAAGTTTTGCCATGGTATCCTATTTATCTATATCTATACGCCATATCTTGTACGTTGAGCATTAACATTAGTCAATATTTCTGAAGGAGTTAATGAACGATTATATACTTGAACCGTACCAATTTTACATAATAATGAACTTCCACCATTAGCATCAGAACCTATACCTATGCCAGCAGTATTTGCTTTAAATGTTGAAGTTGCTGATGAACCATATACATTTCCATTTACATAAAGAGAAGTGAAAGAATTGTTACTTGTCATCGTTATATTGTACCAAGTATTAATTGCCAAAACTGGACCACTAACAGTTGCTCTCGCATCATATGAGAAAATGGATCCTCTGTTAGCATTAATCCCTCCACCTTGTTCTATGTACCAACTTTGTGTCGGAAAACTATCTCTGGAAATTATTCGACTAAAACTTCCATCAATAAATTGAGTGGGATTAACCCAAACGGAAGCGGTAACTGCTGTAGATATTGTATTTAAACTGGCTGATGTAGGTATAGAAAGATAACCACCATTTAAATTGAATGCTGAATTATAGGTGTCAAAAGTTACACTACCATTTAGTGTGGCGTGATTTTTATTTCCACTAATATCAAAACAAGTTGTGCCAGTACCAGAGTAACTAGCATCATATGAAGGATCTAAATTAACAATTAAAGAACTATCTTCAATAGGTAGAGTTTTTGAAACTTCATCATATATTCCACGAACATATGTATTACCTGTGTTCACAGTTCTTTGATTAAATGTGTTGGCTATGATTGCATTGATGCCGGTACGAACATAAATTGATGGACTTGCCGATTGTTCATATTGAGCACCCCAAATATAAATTGCTGGAACACCAGTTCCCAAATATACACTAGATGCTCCGACTACTGGAGCTATTGTAAAATTATTTTGATTGTTTACTGATCCTTTTGTTGCTGTTAGAGTACATCTAAACCACCCATTTCCAACAGGTGTAATTGTGCCAGACACATTAGTATAATCACTATTATTTCCACTAACAAGAGTAATTGTACCTGCAATTAAATCATAATGAACTTGGCAAGAAAAATTTAAAAAATTACTTAATGAAATATAACACCGTGTTCTAAAACCAGCTTTTGCATAATAAGAACCTGTCATTGTTTCATCTCGACCAGTTCTTGATTGAAATATTAGGTGTTCTCCAGTAGTGGTATTTTCATTTAAAGAAAAACCGGTCGTGGTTCCATCTGGCGCAACAACCACATCTGCTGTTACGGTTGCTAGGCTGGGTGACCAAGGAGATAAATTAAATTGTTGTGAGTTTGATAATGTATTTACTCTTACATTTGATGTAGGATTATAAGTGACTTCATCAAATTCACCAGAAATTGTTTGAATAACATTTTGTGTTGTATTGTTGGATCTTGTTGCAGTCACCACAGGATTAACTGTTGAACCTAATCGATATCGTGCTGAAGCAATATTATAATTTTGTCGTATTTCAGCTGGTGTTAAAACACGATTATACATTCTGAAACTTGACCAAGAAACATTTCCATAATATGTTCCTGTAGATGGTAACGTGCCATTTATAGGCGTTCCTATGTAAGATCCATTTAATTGAAATTTATATGTGCCATCAAATGAATTATAAGCTCTTGTTGTTGCTGTTCCAGTCCCCACAACTAAAGATAATGATTGTTGAACTCCATTAATCCATAGCTGATAGGCTCCTGGAATATTACTGGTAGGCATAACAAAAACATAATGTACATTTCGATTTAATAAATTTAAAGAAGTGACTGTTGCTGCGGATATACCATAAACGTCACCAAAAAATGTGTTAAAACCAAGGGTGCCCCCTGCAGTCCAAATATCATAAAAACCAAAACCGGCTATCATTCCAGTAATTTGTCTTAGATTTAAAACACCTTCAATTGTAACATTTGCTGCTGTGGCTAATTGTGGTATAGTAATTTGTCCATAACTTCCTAATGATACTGAAGAACCATTTGTTGTAAAGAATGTTATGTTTGCACTATTTGAACTTGGTGAAAATAAAGCTGGTGTACTATTATTATTAAAAATTTTAATATTATTATTGCCAGCTATGTCATACCAAGTAGATGCATCGATTTCAGGATAATAGCTTCTATTAGCGTCCCAAGATCCTAGTAATCCACTTGACACATATGTACTAGACACTTCATCAAATGATCCACTAATTGTTAAACTTCCATTGGCTGAAAGTCTACTCGCTGTATTGGGCATGATTATCCAAAGACTACATCTAAACTATTTGTAGAAGAATTGTATGATTGATAGACTGAAACAATATTATTTGAGTTTGCAAATCCTACTATATTAGAAACAATCACATTAGCAGAAGATATATTGCTGGTCGCAAATATGTTATTGTTTAGAGAGACAATTACAGCAGAACTAAATGTCGGTATGTAAGGTGAAGCAACGTTTCTTGGTGACGTTGGGTTACCTAATTCAAGTTGTGGACCCCATACTAAGTAATTACCAGTAGCCGCATTTGTACTTAATTTAAAACGAACACCGGCACTTGCTGAAAATGGTAATCCTGTAACAGCAGAAATAACAAATCGTTGCCATGAACTTGTTAATGAAACTAGAGTATTTGCAACAGTAGTATCATCGGAACCACCAGTAATCATTAATCGTGCAGAAGATAAACTTCCTGCTCGCAACCAAACAGAGGCTATCCATGGTCCAGTTGAAGATCCTGTTTGTTGATATATTCCATATGTTGGATTTGTTTGTCCGCCGGAATTATTTAATTGCCATGCAGTAGTTGTTCCATCTGGAGCCACCACTAAACTTGGTGTTACTGTTGTGGCACCAGCGTCACCAGAATGAGTTAACCATGATCCACTTTGTAAATTAGCTGAGTTTGTTATCCAGTTTGAACCACCTTGTATATACAGATTTTGTGCTACAATGGCACCATTAGCAGCAACGTTACCTGTTACTTGTAATGTACTACCAACGTTTACTGTATTTTGATTATATGTTTGGTTGATTAATACACCGCCAGTACCTTTTGGTAACAAAGACATGGAAACGTTAGTGTCTGAACCTTGTACTGATAGTGCAGGAGTGTTTGCTGTTGTTGATCCAATTACTTGTAAATAGTTTACTGCTGATGCTACGCTAGCAACCCTAAATTGTTCTGTGAAACCCGAACTACTACCATGGCCAATACTGGTAAAATTTGTAGAGGTTTGGTGAAATATTTGTAATTGGCCAGCTTGAATTCCAAATCCATAACCAGCACCGCTGCCACCATCCCAAAGGCCAATTTTATTTCCTAAAGCATTTCTAAAAAGTAGTGGAAAACTTGCTGTGGCTGCCTGAGTGATTACAACATTAGGAACCACAATGGCATTATTAGAAGCAACAAAGAATGAACCACTACTACCTAAAAAACCTCCAGAGTTGGCTGTAATGATTGTATTGGCCTCGTAACCTGATGCAGATACATTACCTGAACCGCCGGAGCCACCACTACCCATGACCCATGGTAATCCGTTAGCGGCATATCGTAGTATGTCAGTATAGATACCATTTGATCCTGCACTTGTGCCACCAACATAGATGTTACCTGTTACACCGACACCACCAAAAACAACTAACTCGCCAGTCGTATTTGAATTTGAGGTTGTTGCAGATGTATTGGCACCAATAACAACACTACCATTGTATTGCGTTAGATTGACACGACCAGTATCCAGTACCTCAATACTAGGAATACCAGAGATGTCATTGACTGAGAATAAAGAACCAGTTAGATTGTTGGTGATTGAGAATAATTGGCCAGCAGAACCCTCAAATGATAGAGTTCCATTAGATGTAGGATAAGCCCGAAGGGTAATGTTGGCTGCATTGGAGGTATTGTTTGCGGCCGAAAAAACAATCTGAGGATCACCATTGGCATTACCAACGTTGGGAGTTATAAGAATATTTTTATCGGTATGTGCCATCTGTTTTTCTTTTTATTGGTTACCTATTATTTATAGACCGTATCTTCCTCCAAGTGCATTATAGTTTTGCGCCACTTGTGCGTCATTAAGCGATACATTGTAGATTTGAAAATTACTGACGCTTCCATTCCAGTTTCCACTACCTGCAAAATTAGCAATAGCACAAGGATAAACGGCGGTGCTGACTGTGCCCAGCGTTAGAGTTTTTCCTGTACCCGTGGCTATGCTTACCCCATCTAAATAAATGGCCATGGTTCCTGCTGTGGCATTTAGAGTAAATACCCAATGGTGCCAACCTGTTTTCTGTGCCAAAGTCAGTATACTGGTATTGATTCTATTGAAACCGCCACTATTGCCGGCATCCCAATAGACTATGCTGTCGCTCCAGGGTAGGTGTATGTTTACAACCCTGATGGCACTAGAGTCAAAACACGAAAACACACTGGCAGCAGGTGGGGTAGCAGGATTGCCTAGATTGATCCAACAACATACACTAACTTGACTACCACCTGAAGGTATGGCCGCAACAGGAACATCTGCGTATTGTGTTGTGCCAGATGCATTGAATCTGATAGCACCCATTTGATCTGTGGTATATGTGGGTGAAGAATTTAAGGTTGCATTATTTTTATTGTTACTCAAATCATTCCAAGTTGTACCAGAGCCAGCATAACTTTTTGAATTGCCTGCATCCAAATTCAACACTAATCCATTAGTTACAATATTTGGTCCACCAAATACACTCATAGTCCGTATCTTCCTTTAAGTGCATTATAGTTTTGTAATATTTCTTGTGCAGTTAATACACGGTCGTATATAAAAACTCCGTTTATTTGTCCTAGAAAATTATTACTATTACCATATGCTGCAACCTGTACATCTCCAGTACCACCGGTAAAAGTAGTAGTTGACACATCAGTATCTTCTAACAAACCATTTAAATATAATGCCCAACCTGTTGTAGTATTAAATGTAACTGCACCAAAATACCATTGATTTACTACAAGAGTTGTACTTGATTGAACAGTACTCCAGAGGCTATTGTGACCTGAATTTAATTTATTACCGCCTGCTAACCAAAAAGCATGTTGGCCAATATTACCACTCATAATGTTATTTGAAGCTGATAAATTTGATGTTTGAAACCAGGCACATTTAGTATACGCAGTTGAGTTTAAAAGATTATTAGATGTACTAGCATACTGAGTTGATCCGTTAAATGAAAATATATTATTTGCACCTAATGATGGTGAACTAACTAGAGTAAAAGAGTTTGTATTGGTACTTAAATTAATCCATGTTGTGCCTGAACCTGGATAACTTTTTGAATTAACTGAATCCAAATATAAAGTTAATCCGTTAGTAACAATAGAAGGTGAATGATTAAGACCCATTATATATTAAATCTTCCACGGGTAGCATTAAAGTTTTGTAATACTTCATTACTAACTAATTCTCTATTGTAAATTAAAACTTGAGGTATACTTCCAGTAAAAGTATCGCCACCAAAACCGTAATTTCCAATTTTTATTACTGAATTAATTATGTTAACATTCAAGTCAATCGTTCTAGTTATAGTACTACCCAAAACACCATTGACATATAATCTAGAAACTTTCGTTGTGTAATTATAAGTGTGTACCATATTATACCAGGTATTTGAAACAATAGAAACTGATTGTCCTTCTCCATAAAAATCTACTAAAAAACCATCAAAGCGAATAAGATTTGAATATTGACCACCAGCTGTTGCACTGCCATCGGCCGCCAATACCGCTCCGCCTTGTGTTGCACTAGTTGGTGCCGTATTTGGAGTATTAAACCAAGAAGATACGGTGAAATTATTTTGATACATGCCAACAGAATTTACTGTTGCAGTAGTTGTGATGTAAGAATTGTTTGCACGACTTAAAACAAATGTTCCATTATTTGTTGTATTATATAACACGCCATTTAAAAGTGTGCCAATAATCGTTGGTTGAACTATATTGGTGCAACTGGTTAACAAAGTATTTGCATAACATTTTGAATTAGCCGCATCAATTGCTAATGTCAAACCACTTGTTACTATCTGTGGATTATAATTGGTGCCCATAGTTAACCTTCTACATCAAGTTTATCTACGTCAGCTCTTTCTCCGTATACAACATAGTAACAATGAATTTCTTTTTTGAACCAGCCATCACTACTAATAATAATTGTATTGTCTTTAACTTCTTTGACAGAAAGTTTTTGATACTTACCAATAGATGTAAGTGAAACAGTAATTGTATTGGCATCAACTAACTTAGTCCAGTAATCAGGCAACTCAATAATATTAGAACCTTTTAAAGTGCCACGAACATACACACCAAACTCTGGTCCCTCTAAAGAACCATATCGTAAGTCTTTACCTTCTTTGGTCGGATGTGGAATGTTGAATGACTTGGTTGTAGCATTGAGAGCACCAGAGATACCTACACCACCTTGAACTACAAGAGCGCCAGTAGTTGTATTGGAGCTTGCTGTGCCGTTTTGAATCTTAACTTGTGAAGTACCAGCAAACAATACAGTAGTGTTACCTGTATCATTATAAATTGGACCTCGTTGTATTAAAGCGGTTTGGTTATAAACACCACCAGTATTGTTAAAATAATAATAATTAGTGCCCGTAAATACTATTCCAGCACTATCATTATATATAAAATGTGTTGGGCTTAAAGTTAATCTTCCCACGTTTGGTACTATACTCATTGTCAAATTGCCGGACAATCCAAGGCCACCAGTAACTACAAGAGCACCTGTAGTATTACTTGTTGAACTTGTTGTGCTTGTAACGTTAACGGAGCCAGCACCTTTAGGATTAATATTGATACCTACATTGGTATCTGAGCCTTGTCCTGATAATATTGGAGAACCACCTGTAGTGTTACCGGTTACTTGTAAAAGGTTTACTGCTGATGCTGTGTGAGCAATTTTAAATTGCTGAGTAAAACTTGTTGTAGCAGTATAAAAATCATGCCCTCCGGTGCCTTGAGTTGAATACGACATACCAAGATTTGTATCACTTCCTCTAGATGCAATTACCGGTAAAAACCCAGTAGCTTGTCCTTGGAGATGGATACGGTTTACGGCAGTACCACCACTATCAATAATTCTTACCTGAGTTCCTGATCCGGTATTTAAATTGACAACACCAGTACCCTTAGAGATTATATTGAAATCAATGTTGGTGTCAGACCCAGCTGATGTTAATGTTGGAGGATTACCAGCACTATTACCCGAGGCTTGTACATAATTTACTGAAGCTGAGCCATTAAATACAGGCAGTACAGTAAATTGTGTTCCTCCAGCACCTTGAAAATAATGTATGCCAGCATTTTTTGAATTATAAACTATACCAACAGATGAATCTGGACCAATTGCTTGAATAGTTGGATAGTTACTTGTTATTGCACCAGAAACATTTAAATAATTTACAGAACTTGCTGGTGCTGAAACAAATAAAGCGTTTGCACTATTTGCTGTAATACCAAGAACACCGGTAAGAGGTGCATAAATTCCTAGGTTTCCTACTCCACTAAAAGTAAATGCTGCAGCTGAATTTGAACCGGGATTTGCAACAAATTGTTGAGCATTTATTGAACTATTAAATGTGAATCCTGATCCAAAAGTTTTGTTAAAACTACTATCACCTAAGAAAATTGTTCCTGAATTTCCTGTCGTGGCAAATCCATTATTAATTGTGATTGATCCACCAGTAGAATATACATTACCTGATACACCAATGCCACCAGTAACAATTAATGTACCTGTTGTGTTACTTGTTGATGGCACATTGTTGGCAACAGTAAGTGATCCAGCCAAATAGTTTGGTGCTGTGCCGGCCATGTACAAGTTAAACGCATTGTTGCCTGTGTTTACGGCACCATAGAAACCGTAATTGCTTAATAGTCCTTTTGTTAAATTGGCTGTATAAAATCCATACTGGTTACTAGGACCGGCTAAGCCACCACTATTGTTAGAAAAATAATTGTATGAATTTGTAGAAAATGCTCCTGCTGAAACATCATTTCTAGCCCAAAAACCATATTGACTGTCAGTTGTTCCACCAACACCACCTGCTGTGCACAAATTCAACATACTCATAAGGTTAGTTATGTTGCCTGATGTGTGTTGTGCAACAGTATTGAGTCTTAATCCTTGTTTTAAACTTGTATCTGCCACATTATATGCAACAGAATTAAGTTGGCCAAATTGTTCAGCAGCAGTAGGCAATAAAAAGGATTTAGATAGTGTTAATGGTGCTGAAGCTACTGAAGTGCCAATTGATAGATTGGCCATTGAATGTAATTGACTATTACTTGCATCAAACCGCATTACACTATTCGACAAGAATCCGGCCGAGTTAGCAACGATAACTGTATTGGGTGTCCAAGCAGATTGAATTTGATTGATGACTGTGTTACTATAATTCAACCTTACGTTCTGGCTATCATCAACACCTTGAGCAATCGTAAGAGCTGTGTTACTATAATCCAACCGAACGTTTTGGCTTGCATTAACACCATCACTTATGGTCATTCTAGCATTCTGGCTTACATCTGTACCTTCAATGATAACCATTCTAGCATTTTGGCTTACATCTGTACCTTCGATGATGGTCATACGAGAATTCTGCGTGGTGTCAACACCTTGAATTATGGTAATGGCTGTATTGCTATAATCTATTCTTACATTCTGACTAGTATCTGTACCTTGTATAATAGTAATAGCGGTGTTACTATAATCCAATCTTACATTTTGGCTAGCATTAACACCATCAGCAATAGTCATTCTAGCATTTTGGCTTGTATCGGTACCTTCAATGATAACCATTCTAGCATTTTGGCTTGTATCAACACCTTGTATAATGGTGATAGCTGCATTACTATAATCTATTCGGACATTTTGGCTATTGTCCACACCTTGAGCAATGGTGAGAGCAGTATTACTGTAGTCCAGCCTTACATTCTGGCTTAAATCTGTACCTTCGATGATGGTCATACGACTATTCTGACTAGCATCAACACCAATAGTCACATTGGCTTGGTCAAATGCCGCATTGGCTTTAATGAAAGCTCCGTTGGCATGGAAGTATGCAGCTACAGACCGAACATCAGCAGTATTGGCCACATTGTAAGCACTTTGCATCTTACCATCTGTTGCTGCAATGTTGGTGTTCTGTGTAACATCCACACCTTCAATAATGGTCATACGGGTATTACTAAAATCTAATCTAGAATTTACATCTAAACCACCAACTCTTGCTGTAGTAGCAATTAAGTTACCCTTGAACCAGTTGCCGTGTATGTTTGCTTTGGCAAACGATGCAGCGTTAACATTGATTACGTTGCCTGAGGCCTCTGGTGTATAACCTTGGAATGCATAGAATTCTTTTGTTACTGCATCTCGAATCATACCAGCATGAGCATTCGTGCCATCATTATAGTGACCAACATAACCAATTGTTAAAGCATCTGTATAGTAATTTCCTATACCAAGTTGAATTAAAGTATCTTCTACTTCAATCGAGGTTACATTAAGTGATATGGTGTTGCCAAGAACAACTAAGTTACCTGTTACTGTAACATCATTACCAAATACAACATTGCCTGTTACTGTTTGACTTGCTGCACCACTTAATGCTAATCGATTTGATATACTGGTGTTCTGTGTTACATCGACACCTTCAATGATTGTCATGCGAGCATTTTGGCCTGCATCGACACCATCAATAATATTCATCCGTGTATTACTGAAATCCAACCGAACATTCTGGCTTAAATCTACACCTTCAGATACAGTAAGTCTGGTGTTTTGTGTTACATCAACACCTTGTATGATTGTTATTGCTGTATTACTAAAGTCTATCCTTACGTTTTGACTTGCATTGGTACCTTCTATTACAGTAAGTCTTGTGTTTTGTGTAGTATCGGTACCTTGAATTATGGTGATGGCTGCGTTACTATAATCTATTCGAACATTTTGGCTATTGTCCACACCTTGAGCAATGGTGAGAGCCGTATTACTATAATCTAACCTAGAGTTTTGGCTAGCATCTACACCATCCGCAATGGTCATTCTAGCATTTTGGCCAGCGTCAACACCTTGAATAATGGTGATGGCTGTATTACTGTAATCTAAACGAACATTCTGACTAGCATCTACACCATCCGCAATGGTCATTCTAGCATTTTGGCTAGTATCAGTACCTTCAATAATGATCATTCTAGAATTCTGACCTGCATCAACACCATCAATAATATTCATTCGTGTATTACTGAAATCCAACCTTACATTTTGACTGGCATTAACGCCGTCACTAATGTCCATACGAGTGTTACTGAAGTTTAGCCTTACGTTCTGGCTCGCATCTGTACCTTCGATAATGGCCATTCTAGCATTTTGGCCAGCGTCAACACCTTGAATAATGGTGATGGCTGTATTACTATAATCCAACCGAACGTTTTGGCTTGCATTTACACCATCACTAATCGTCATGCGAGCATTTTGGCTTACATCTACACCATCAATAATGTTCATACGGGTATTACTAAAATCTAACCGAACGTTTTGGCTTAAATTGGTACCTTCAATTACGGTTAATCTGGTGTTTTGAGTATTGTCAACACCTTGTAGATAACTTAATACTTCTACACCGCCATCATATATGGCATCAGCGTATACATTACCTGATACACCAACACCACCTAATACTGTCAAAGCACCAGTAGTGGTTGAAGTGGATGTTTTTGTATTCTGTATTGCTACTGTTGTTGCTGGATTAAATGTTACGTTACCATTGGCACCAGCAGTTGATGGTCCAATATTAATTTGAGTGTTTGATCCTGAACCTGCTGATGTACCTAAATTGACAACTTTAGTTGAGCCGGCTGCCGTAGTTCCGTTTGCTATATTAGCAGTTTGGTTTACTGAACTGTAACCAAAAGTAATGTTACCTGTTTGAGTTGCACCACCAATGAATATATTACCTGTAGTAACTGATGTACCAAGTTGTACTGTTGATGTTGTGCCTGCCGTTAATGCTAATGTACTTGAAGCAGTAAATGTTCCACCTACAGAAGTTGTTGATAATGATGTTGAACCACCAACAACTAATGCGCCTTGAATTGTTGATGAACCATCTACATATGCAGAACTTTGTACTGCTAAATTTCCTTGAATTCGTGCATTATTATTAACAGTTAAAACATCTGTTGTTATGGCAATTGAATTTGTATCTGTGTTGTATTGATAAACTGTGTCATTGGTTGAGCCAACAAGGTAGACACGATTATTAGCACTAGAATCAATAAACAAACCTGTAGGGGTTGTTTCTTGAAAACCAATATAAAACGAATTTTCAAATACTGCGGTTGAAACATTAAATGCAGTTCCAAGAGCATATTGAGTAATATCGTCACCAGTTGAACCAGTAATCCACATCTTTGTGCCATCAGCACTTAGGTTTACTTGGGCTGGAACTGTTTCTTGAGATGCAACACTAAACGAAATACTTGCGTAAGAAGCAGTTGAAACATCCCAAGCCGTTCCTAAAGTGTATTGAAATACTGTATCGTTTGTTGAGCCAACCACATACAT